TTGAAGCCCATGGTCTGGCCAAGGCCCCAGGACGCCGCTCTGTTGGCGACTTCCTCGTCGATCTGCCTCGCTTTTGCGATGACATTCAATCGACCGGCCGAGGTGCCCTGGTCCTTGTACTGGGTATTCCGGCTCCACTTCGGGATGGCGAGGCCCGCCTTGATGGCGTCCTTCAGCTTCAGCGGCTTGTGCGACTGAAGCTCGGAATAAAACTTGTGCCGCTCGAAGAGCAGCGACGGGGTGTGGTTGTCCTGTTCGAACGGCTTCCCCGAAGTCTCGCATTCGACAACGGCGAGCAGCGCGGACGCCGGCCAGCCGTTCTCGTTCGCCGCCGCCACGATGGCGTCGACAATTTCCTTACTGAACATGGTGGGGTCTTTCGTTAGAGGTCGTCCGGGAAGTTCCACTTCTCTGGCAGCACGGTGCCCATGGGTTCTCCCGGGAGAGGTGACAGCAGCAGGTCGTCAGCGCGGTCGCTGACATCGACGCCGTTGCCAGGCGCTCGGCATTCCAGCGTGGTGCGGATACCGGTGCTCTTGATGTACGTGTGGATCGCGCGGTTCACGATGTACGAGCCGTTGATACGGTCCCGCATTCCTTCGACCGCGATGGCCTGAGTGTCGCGGATCCACGGATCGCCCTTCGCAAGATCGAACGTCGCCTCGACCGAGGCTCGGTTGAAGGCCTGCATCTTGGAGTCGGCCGCCGCTTGCGCTTCGCCGGCAGACTTGAACCAATCGCCGATCGGAAACTCGCCGCCTGATCCGCTGCCAAACGCCTGGACGCCAGACTGGACCCATTTGCGGACCTTGTCGTGCTCATCCCACCAGAACGCCTTCACGCCGCTGTAGTCGTTGCGCTGTGAGTAGCGAACCGACCAGTCGCCGAAGTGCTCCGGTTTCAAGACCAGCGTTGGGATGTCCGTTCCGTTGGCGCTCTGCAGCGAGTCCCGCGGAACGAACATCAGCTTTCCGTCCACGACCTTCGCGACGGCGCCGTAGCGGCGCTCCAGCTCGTGGATCAAGTGGTAGTTGCTGGTGATCTGGTTTTTGGTGGTGACTTCCTGATTGGCCAGGTTGCCGGAGATGGCGGTCAGGACGTCGGTGTCCTTGCCCATGCTCTTGAGGATGTCTCCGACCGTCATGTTGATGTATTCGGTCGTGGTCGGCGTCTTGTTGAGATCGGCGAACTTGGTCGACGTGCCGGTCAGCTGGACGCTGCGGGGCTTACCCTTCCAGGTGACGTCGATGAGATTGTAGGTGCCGAGATAGGCGAGACCGATCTCTTTGTAGCCGAGATAAAGCCCGATCTGATCACCAGGATCGACCGCCTGAATTGCCCAGTCACGGTCGTCCAAGGTGATGGTGCAGTTGTCGCCTTCGCCGCCGCCAGCGATCAGCTCAACTTTGATTTGGGTGCATCGGTCGTTGAAGTTGCCCGTGATATCGATGCCGCCCTTCATGATCCGATAAATCGGCGTGTAGCCGGTGGCCATATTCACTCCGCACAAAAGAAAAAGGCCGCCCCGAAGGGCGACCTGTCTGGCGAGACATGCTCGTCAGGAGAGAGTTATTTCCAGAGGAAGACCTGCTTGAGCACCGGAGGTGCGTCGAGCTTCTTCGGAGCGTCTGGAAGGTTGATGGTGATGCCCAACGGCAGCACGATGCCGTAGAGCTCGATGCCTGGGTTCTGCTCGATCACCCACTCCACGATCTGGTTCGACGAGTTGCCGTACCGCGAGTAGCAGATGCGATCGAGCCGATCGAAAAGCTTGGTGACATAGGTGGACATCAGGCCTCACCGAGCTTCGAGTTGTCGACGACCCTGGGCGTCGAGTCTTCAGGGATCACCACGCCGCCCGTGTACAGGTCATCCCCGTACTTCGTCAGCTCAACGGTGAAGTCGATCTTGTGGGCGATGCCGATCGCGCCGATCTTCTGCTCGACGGTGCGCACGCGCTTGAGCGCGTAGTTTCCGACGAACTCGGCCGCGTATCCGGCAGGATTTTGCAGGGGATAGAACCGCACCATCTGCATCGGCTTGCCTCGTTTGCCGGCCGCGCGCAGACGCGCAATCGTGTCGAGACCGCCGAAGTGATAGGGGTACATCTTGCCGTCGATCGAGACGTTCTCTTCGCCAGGTCCGACGAACTGCATCGCGGGATCGCGCGAGAGACGATCGTTCGACACCCAGGTGAACTGGTGGTCGCGTTGGATCGTCTCGAAGTTCGGGGTCTCGTGGTTCGGAAGAGGAACGTAGAAGAGGATCATGTCGCTGCCGTCCTTGGCAGGCGTCTCCCCTTTGTTCAGGACCGGGGCAAGCCCCAGCAGCATGAATGCCATGGGTGCCTCTCAGTTGTTGAAGGAGAGCCCGGCCCCGTAGGGCCGAGCTGTTTCTTAGGTGTATTCGGACTCGCTGTCGTGAGCGCGCCAGTTCATTCCCTCGTCGACGCGGCGCTGGACCAGGTTGGCCAGAGCTTCCGGATCGTGGCTGTTGCCATTGATGTGGATCGCGACAGAGCCGCGACCGCCGCCACCAAAGTCACCCTTCATCGGGACGCCAGACATGGGAGCAGCAGGAACGTTCCTGATCGACTCGGCCGGCGACGGAACCTTGTTGACCGGCGAGTCTCCGCTGCCGGCGATACCGTTCTCCAGGAACTTACGGAAGTTGATCGCCTTCTGACGGCCTGCGCCTGCCCAGTCGGTGAACTCGTTGCCGTCGATCTTTCCGGTCTTCGGGTCGCGGAGCCGGAGCCCCGGGATGCCGGTGCGCGCCGATCCGTTGGGATCGGTCGGCAGACCTTGGTCGGTGTAACCACCAATGACATGGCTTCCCGCGAGAGCACGCTGCGTGTAGGCGTCGTACTTCGCAAAGAGCTTCGGGTCGCGCTTCAGCTGCTCGATCGCAGGTCCAAGTTCGCCTCGACGGATGGGACCGTAGAAGCTCTTCGGATTGATCCTGCCATCAGCCGAGTAGCCGAGCATCGATCGCATCGACTTGCCTTGCATATCCGAGCGGTTCATGAGGCTTTCGATCGTTCCGCCACGGCTCGCACCCTCGGTCATTTGCATGGCCGCGAGATGCAGGCGAAGGTTCGGATCGTTCTGCAGCTCCTCCGCGAATTTACCACGACGAGCCTGAAGGAAGGCGTTGCCGCTGAGACCCTCGCCGACACTCATGTCGGCAGGCCCGCCAGACGGAACGCTGGTCCCAACGTCGGGGCTGCTGTATCCCATGCCGACCTTGCCGCCGCGCCTGATGATGCCGCCAGAACCAACGCCGAAGTTGGGGAGCAGGCCGCCAGGCGTGGCGCCGTTGATCAGAGCATCGGGAGTGCCGACTCCACTGAGGAGTCGACCCATGCCGCCGCCAGCGCTTCCGCCGCCACCGGATGAGCCGGCGCCTGCGTAGGCGTTGCTGAGCCCGCCGCCGCGCCGCATGGCACTGATGTCAGTGCTCATGAGGCTGGCCCGTTCGATCTTTCCGCCGAACTTGTCGAGCTTCTCGCCCAGATAGTTCATCGGGTGAACGTCTGAGGGGTTGAAGCCCGAGCCGGACTGCTTGTGGTACAGCTTGTTCTTGGCTGTGCTCTGGCGAGCGCGCCACTCGCTGGTCGTTTCCATTGTGCCGTCCGGCTTCCTCATCTTGCGAGAGGTGTCAGACGTTCCGACGTCGTTCATGGCCGTGGCTGCGAGAGCCATGGTCGCGGGACCTCCGAGGATCGCAGCCAGGCCTGCCACGAGGGTAACCAAGGTCGAGAAGACCGAGATAACCGGAGACAGTGCCGTGAGCGCAGCCACCAGGGCGACGATCTTGGCGGTGAACTTTCCGAGTGCTTCCGCATCCGAGCCGCCGCCGAAGTACTTCGACAGGGTCGTGAAGATGTCGCCGATCGTGGAGGCAACCTCTCGCAGACCGGCCGCGAAGCCGCGAGCGAACTTGAAGTAGTTGTCGGTGTTTCCTGCGCTGCCCTCACCGGGCTTGCCGAAGATGTTCTCAAGCAGGTCACGGAACGTGCCCTTCTTGCCGAGGAAGCCCTCGGTGAGACCATCCAGGATGGCCTTGAACTTCTCCTTGAGTCCGCCAGTCTTGACAGCGTTGTACCAGTCAGTGACGTACTGGCTGAGCTGCTCCACGAACGGCTTCATCGTGTCGCCGAGTTCGGTCTTGACGACCTTCCACACGGCGCTGATGCGATCCATCAGGAACTCAAGGCTCTTGGCGTATTCGCTCCAAGCCTCGCTGATGAAGTCGTTGCCTTCCTTCTGGTTTGCGGCTTCCTCTGCCAGCTCCTGCGTGCGCTTCAACATGTCAGGCGACGCGATCATGTTCGCCAGGAAGCGCGAGAAGTCCTCGCCGAAGATCTGCGACATCGCCTTCTTGCGGTCGAGCGGCTCCTTGATCTTGCCGAACGACTTGATCAGGTCGAAGATTGCCGTGTTCGGGTTCTTCTTGATCCGCGCTTCGATGTCCTGATACGAGCCATAGCCCAGCTGACCGGGCAGGCCCATGAAGAGGTTGTCTTCCTTGGAGCGGTGATGCTTCTTGGTGATCTTGTCCGCTTCCATCGTCAGCTCGGCCAGATTGGTACCGAGGCTGCCAAGGAATCGGGCTGCCTGCTGACCCTGAGCACCGGCCTGGATGGCCGACGCGCCGAAGGCCAGAGTCGACTGCTGGTTCATACCCAGCATCGCACCAGAACCCATACCGGTGCGGAGGAACGAGAACATCTGATCGGGACGCGCGGCGGTCTTGGCCGAGAGGAAGGCGGCGATGTTGCCGAGCCGGCGGACGCCGGTCATATCCTTCAGTCGCCCTGCACCGTGCTCCTGCGCGATGGCGTAGCCCATGCCGTCCATGGCCTGATCGACCTCGACGCCAAACGTCTTGGCGAGCATGGTGACCATCTCACCAGTGGCTTCGGCCATGCTTTCCGGAACGCCGGCCTTGGCAGCTTCGACGACGGTCTGCATGTAGCGAGCCGGGTCTTGACCCAGCTGAACGGCCTTCGGAAGGATGCGGCTCCGCAAGCCGCCGAAGCCGCCCGCGATCTGCTTCTCGTCCATGTTGATGCGAGCGTTCGCCTCAGCACGGTCCATGTCGGTTGCCGACCGGATCGAGGACGAGACCGCCCGGCCGCCGCCGTACGCGAGGGCGCCGCCCACGAGCGCGGCCTGATAGCCTCCGCTTCGCACCGAGCCGGCAACGTTCTGCAGAGAACGGGTGAAGGCCGCTCGCGACCGCAGCGCTGATGCGCGGGCCTGACGATCCAGCCTCTCCTGCTGCCGGAATCTGGCGAGCGTCAGAGCGCTCTCAGCCTTGTCCCTGGCCGCTACGGAGCGAAGATAGGCCTGATGCTCCCTGTTGTAGATCGAGCGATAGGCCTGCGCGTACTTGACCTTTTCCTTCAGGTCGTCGGCGTACCGCCGCTTGTCTTCGCCGCTGGACTTTCGCCACAGCTTCTGGGTCTTTTCGATGTCACGGCGCATGCCGTCCCAGACACGGGCGTTCATCTGGCCCAGTTCACGGGCCTCTTTCGCCATGTCGGTGTATTTCTTGGTCAGGCCGTTGATGGCCTTACCGGTCCCCTGAAGATCCTTCATGATCTTGGGGGAGATGATCCTGTCCTGGATCGCGTTGGGCGCGAAGGACTTGTTGATCTGGTCCTTGAGCGCCTTAATCTTTGCTTGCAGAGCTGCGATGGTCGCCGAACCGCTGGCGCGAAGCTCCAGCTCGGCTATGACCTTCAAGTGTTCGTCAGACATCCCAGCTCCCTAGAGATCCAAATGAAAAGACCCAGGGCTATCTCCCGCCCTGGGCATTCTTGAGCGCTTCAGCGTCTCGTGTGTTCAGTGCTTGGACGCCGTCAGCGACGAGCATGAAGTCATCGAAGTCCATGCGATCCACGTCTTCGAGCGTCCATCCGAAACGCTCGAAGATCGGGAATGCATCGACGATGATGTTGCTTACTCGCTCGCCATGGGCTTCAAAAAATCTTCGAACCACTTCTTCATGGGCGCGAAGTCTTCGATGTCCATCTCGGAGATCACCTTCTCGTCGACCTCGCACAGGTCGGACAGAACCTTCTCCATCGCGGCGATGGCGTCCTTCTCCATGCCCTTGATGAAGTTGCGGAGGTCGCGCACCTTGGGGCGGCGAGCCTTCATCTCGGAGTACGTCGCGCCGCGGTACTCGAAGGGCTGGGAGAGCGTGAAGATTTCGGTCTTGATTTCGGTCGTCATTGGTTTGCACACCTATTTCGAAAAAAGAAAAAGGCCCCGCCGGGTTGACGGGGCCTCGTAGTTGGGAGCCTGGCTGACCTTAGTAGGTGAAGCCGAGGATCCGGCGAGCGCTGGCGCTCTTATCAACGCCACCGATCATGGTGACCTTGTTGAACACGTCGATTTCGGCAACGGTGTTGCCCTCGACAACGTGCTGGTAGTAGTTGGCGACGACGTTGATCGTCATCTCGACCTTCTTGCCGGCTTCCGCCTTGGAGGTCTTGATCGCCTTCACCAGACAGAACGTGGTGATCATCACGCCCTTCTCGCCGCCGCCCGGGGAGAGCAGGTAGCCACGGAACGTGATCGGCACGTCGAGCGAACCCGGGCCGTAGCCGAGCTTCGTCCAGATCTGCTCGTCCCACGTATGAAGCGTGAAATCGAACTCGATCTTCTCGATGCCGAAGGGGATTTCGACCGTGCCGTCCATGCCGCCACCGCGGAACTCTTCGATGGACATGTTGATCTCGGGCGGCTGGAAGTTCGGCGCTTCGCCGATCTTGCCGACACCGTCGATCCAGACGGTGAAGTCTTGCAGAATGTTGGAGTCGCGAAGGTTGCTCATTTAGTTCTCCGGCCATGCCGAAGCGCGCCCGGTCACGAAGGACCGAGCGGCTTGGTAGGCTCATTGTTGTTGGTGAGGGTGAGCGTCCGGCCTTAGCCGTTGCTCGCGATCGCCCGCGAGAACTCCTCGATGAAGTCCACGTAGTACTGCGGGTTGCGGCGAGCGCGGAACTGCAGGTGCTCC